CGGCTGTCCCTGTTTCAAAAGGAGACTTAGGAGGCAACTTAGCTACGACTTGTGTTTTAACATTTGCATACTTTGGATCTAACTTTACGTTTTGATTTTCTCCTCCTATTGCAAAATTTGTACCTGCCATTGTAGTAAAGTCGTAAATAGGGTTTTCTGATCTAACTGCAACATATGCTGCCGTAGCTTTAGCAGAGTTTTGTGGGTCACTAAACCACGTATTAAGTTGTTGCTCTGACATGTTTTCAAGATCAACACCTAACTTGTTACCTACATTTCTATAGTTTTCTCTTCCTGTTAACTGTGTGTATCCCCTGCCTCTATATTTAAATCCGTCTCCTTCTTCTGTATTACCATTTACACCACCATATACATAGTTACCAAAATTTACAGGATTGTTTATTATATTTAAATCTCTTATCTCCTTATCAGTAAGAGCGCCACCTTCTCGTTTAACACCAAGTTTTGATTTAAAAATATCTCTTAGTCTATCCTCTACTGAAGCGTAATCTCCTTTGCCTTTATACGTTAAATCCTCAAAAAGTTTTGTAAAGCCGTCACTCTCATAAGAAACTTTTGATAAGATAGCTCCGTAATTAGCTGTATTACTGTCTATCCCTAAATCAGCTAGAGCATTAGTTATTAAAGATGGTGCAGAGTTTTTAGCTCCCAAGGCTTGATTAGGTATAACTCTAAGAGCTACTCCTCCCCTTACGTCATCGCCCCCTGTGCCTGTGAGAATAGACTGACTTGTAGGAGTGGCAGCACCTGCTGACATATCAAAAGCGTTCTTTAAAGAGTCTATGAAGCTCTTCTTGTTCTTATCAACTTTATTCTCATTAGTTTCTATGATGTCTTGTACTTCAGAAGCGTTTGCACCAACATCTGCACCAGAGTATCTAGCTAAGTCCTGTCTGCTTAATACCTTTGCTCCTTCTGGTCCTTCACTGTGTACCTGTATGAGGTTTCCCTTACCTGTGGTCTTTCTAAGAACAGGGTCAAATATGCCGTGTTTATCTGTGGCTAAGATTGCTCTTGCTGAATCTTTTGGTGACGCACCCACTAGATGCAAGTCTCTTTTGTCCACTCTAAACTTTTTGTTTGCGTTTACTCCTGGTACAACTACCCACGCATATTCTATTATTTCTTGTGCTTCATCTGCCAGCGTTTGTGGTGCTATAACATTTTGAAACTCACCTGGAGGTCCGTAATATTGTTGTGGCTCTTCAACTTCTGTTGGTGGAGTGAAAGGCACACCTAATGTTTGTGGTCTTTCTGGTGGTCTTGTTGTGCCTTGTTCTTTAAAACTAGCTACGTCAGGTAGCAGGTCTGTTTCAAAACCCTTCTGCTCAAACAACGGAACTCCCTGTATTGTTTCACCCTTACCTGTCACAGCATTTATAAGAGCCTCTGTCATACTTGTATTAGGCGCTACTGTTAAAACTCTTTGTAGTGTCATCTTTTCTTCTGAAGTTAGAGGCTGTTCTGTTGCAGGATTAACCCCTGAGCGTAAAGCTTTTTCTGCAAAAGAACGTGCTGCTCTTTCACTCATCCTTTGTAAAAATCCAACTACAGGTATTTTTGATGTTACGTCTGCTGTTTTACTGTCAGCATTTTTAATGTAATTGTTCCAATCATTTTTGTTATATTCAGAATAACTTTTACCTACAAACTTTTCGTGGTCAGAGGGCTGTGCCATAACAATACCACTCTGTAAATTCTTTTGTCTAACGGCTTCTGCTTCATCTTCTTGTCTACTCTGCTCGTCTGCTACAGGGTCAAAACTCCCTCCTCCTCCTGTTGTAGGAGCGCCCCCTTCTAAAAAGTTAGGTGGTATGTACTGCATCGGTCTTCCGTTGAAGAAAGGTATAACAACTGTTCTGCCTGTATTTGGATCAGTAAAGTTACGTAGCTCAAAGCCTACACCAGGAAAACGTCCTCCTCCTGCGCCATAAGGTTGATTGGCTTTAAACTCAGAACCTGTAACACTAGAATATGTATCACCTACTGCACCACCCTCGTTAAATCCCTCTAGCTCCTCGACAGGAAATGGAAACTCTTCTTGTTCTTCTACAGGCTGTCCACCAATACGTCCATCAGCTTCCATCCTAGACAAACCCATCTTAGCTTCATCTCGTAGTTCTTCAAACTTGTCTATGCCATGATAGCGTACAACATCAGCAGGTACAACATACTCACCTTCACTGAGCATTGCAGGTACATCATCTCTCACTTCTTCTGCCATACTACCTGCAGGGACTTCGTTACCACTTACAGGGTCACGATCTACACCGTCATCAGCGAGTACACCACCCTCGTTCATAAACGCAAACTTCATTTGTTCCTGCATTGGTACGACTCCCCCTTCTTTATATGTTCTTGGTCTGCCTGGAAACTCTCCTTTACCACTAGTGTCAACTCTTAACTCTTTTAATTTACCTATTCTTTTTACTCGCTCTGCCTTTGGAAGAGTCCTTGCTGCAAGAGCAGAGTTAACAACACCAGGAACTTTAGCTAAAACTAAAGGTCCTACTTGTATTATATCTTTAGCCTCAAATACAGGAAGCATTGTAGCTTTATCGTAAAAGAAACTGTGTCTTTCAGGATTAAAACCCACTTGAATATAAGAAGGATCATCTATAGCTTTTTTAGCCATTTCAAAAGCATCCTCATCAGATACATCCTGCCACTTACCCTTCATTGTAGCAAAAGGTGTTTTTTGTCTTTTACCTTTTCCTATGTCCATTACATTTGTTGTTTTTTTAGGAGCTTTACCCTCTATATAAAACTCAACATCTTTTAAAACTGCTGTTCTACCATACTTAGATTTTTTGTCCTCTGCTGTCCCTTTAGTCTTTTTTAAAGTAGCAACCCATATATCTCTGTTGTTATAGGCAGGTATGTCTAATCTAGCCGTAACCTCTGCCCCTTTTTCTATAGTGCTGTCAAGTCCAACCACACCACTAGCTGCTTTGTTTGCGTTTTTAACATCTAACCCACCAACTAAATCTTCAAAAGTTGGAATCATTGTGTCTAGATCTTCTTTATTAAAAGTTGTAGCAGGTTGGTTTTCCCTAATAAATCTTCTATACTCTGTTCCTGTTATTTCATCTTTTTCTAACTGCTCTACTTGTTCAGCAAATTTACGAGTCTGTCTTCTTTTTATTTCTGCCTTAGGCACTAAGTCCATATCTCCGTAAGCAGGATCATTAGAATCTATACCAAGCTCTTTTTGTTTGCCTTTTACCCAATTATCTCTAGCGTCTTTATCCTTAATCATTTTAAGCGCTATATCTTTATCGTCTGCTTTCCTAAAAACGTCATAAGCAAATTTACCTAGTCGTGTAACCCCTCGTCCTATTGGAGTTACACCTGCTAAAGCTATACCTGCATCAACAGCAGCCTTACCGTATTGTCCTGCTGCTAATGACTTACCAACTTCAGCAACATCCATTGCTGTACCCACACCAGGTAAAACTTCTGCTACTTGCTTTGCTAGACTCTTTTTAGGTTTTACCATTATTCATCATGTCCCTTAGTTGCATCATGCGTCTAAGAGCAGAGATAGCCCCTTGCAATCTGTAGATGTCAGATGGCTTTTCTGTCTGCTCCATTGTGCGTTGATAGTTTACTATTGATCGTTGTAGCTCTTCTACGAAAGCTTCCCATAGTTCTTTGTTATTCGTTAACTCTTTAATCTTAGACATTACCTGTAAACCCTTCTTCTCCTGGTGCAGGTGCTTGACCTGTACCTATCTGTCCTCCCCCTGCTCCTGTTGGGTCTTGAACATCTGCTCCTGCAGGTGCTGCTCCTCCTTCAGGTGGCTGTGGGGCTTGTTGTTGCTGTGGCATCTGTTCCTGAAACTTCTTAAATATTTCAGACTGTATCACAGCGTCTTGCAGACTATTCGTAACCTTATCAGGGTCAAGATCCATAGCCTTTGCAATCTCTCTAATAATATAATCCATCTTTGCAAACGGTGCTAGTGCAGGGTTTGATGCAACTTGTAGGAACTGCATTAATCTTTGACTACGCACTTCATTAGCCATCAAGCTCTCTGTACCCTGAGCTTTAACTTCTAGGTCGCCCTTGATGTCAGGATCGTAGTCAAACTGCATGTTGAAACTAAAGAACGCTTTACCCATCGGTGCTAACAGATAGTCATCTACGTTCTTGACAACATTACGGATAGAACCGTTAGCTGCTGACATCAACATAGATATACCTGATGCTGTACGTCCCACACCTTGTATGCCTGTCTGTCCATGAGCAAAGGATGGAAAGCCTGTACTCTCATCTGCTAACACTCGTGCCTTGTCAAATAGTTGCATGTTCTCGCCTGCTACATTTGGAAACTTAGTGCCAAAAATAGCTTGTCCTGGCGCACCCCCTTGTCTCCTAAATATTTTACCCGGATAGACAGATAAATCTTGACCTGGCACGAGGTTAGTCTCGTCAACCTCCATGATCAAGTTACCACTCAATGCTGCGTTATCAATAGCCATACGCATAAAACCATTCATCAATGTCTGTGTATCGTCCATGTTTTCTGCAATACCCACACCAAAAAAGCTGTATGGATTATGCTCGTAAGGGACAGCGTAGTAGGGTATACGCACAGGCTTAAATGGATTAAGCACCATTCGTAGCACATGCCCTTGACACACCCATATGTTACAGTTTATCTGCTCTACATCAGCTAACTCTTCAGGTATCTCTACACCGTTCTCTTCTAATATATCAGCATCTACGTACCCCCAAAACTCTAGGACTTCGTATCGCTCTGTATAGTTTTCTATAGCGTAGTCCTTCATGTCGTCTTCCCAATACTTCTTGTCGTACTGAGCGCCCATATCTAAACATAGCTCAATAGACTCCTCCCTAAAGTATGGTCTATTTTTTAGATTACGCATTTGTGTTTTAGATAGTTTGTGTCTCTCTATGCAATACTCTGCCTCATCCATGCTGTACGCATCAGGGTCAGGATAAAAGTTCCACATCGATACGTGACTTGTGGAAGGCACTGTCTTAATTAGTGGGTCGTACTCTCCTTCTTCCCCCCAATTAGGATACTCTTTGTCTAAGGCGAAAGGTCCTTTCATTATACCTGTACCAAATAGAGCCATCTCAAATGCTGTATTACGTAACTGTTTGTTTGCACCTGATTCTTCTAGCTGATCGTGTATCTTCTTTTCCATCTTCTTTGCAGCAATCATTGCAGGGTGAAAGGTTACAGTTGTATTCGTTGTGCCTTGTCCTTCTATTATCTTTTCGGATACTACACCTAGCTTGTTTTCTGCTGCACCAAGTCTGTTCTGTAAATCCTGCAGTGTTTCCCCTGGCTGTAACTTTCCATTAGGCTTAAACAAAAAAGGCTCTGAAGGTTTATCTTCAAAAGCCTGTCGCAGTTCGTCTTGCCCCTTTTCTGCATTAGGGTCTATATTTATGTGTACCGATTCAGCTACACCGTCAGGTAGTTTCGTTGGATTTACTGTCAAAGGAAAGTTATTGTTACCAAAAAGCACGTCAATTATTTGACCATACGCTGCTAGTGTTTTTGTTTTTGTTACCTTTACAAACACCCTAGACTTTTCTGTTTCGGTAAACTGTACGTCAGGACCATATAGTCCTCTGTAGTTTCTGTATGCTTTGAGCCATCGTTGCTCGTCCTGTTGTCTTACATCCTCTGCTCTTTTGAACCTACCATGTACAAAGCTTACTACATCGCTCTCTGATTTTAGCGCAGGGTCATTGTCCTGCATTGCTGTGACATCTGCTGTGTCAAATGCTACTTCGTTATCTTCTGCCATATTTAATATCCAAAGTTAGGATCAGCGATTTGAAAACCTGTTCGCTGATTTACAGGGTTATAGTCCCATATGGAGCTACGTGGTCGTGTCATCACACCATAACGCAAAGCATCATACATGTGATCCATACTATTTGTATCTACGTCTTCGGAGTTTTTCTTGTCCAAAGGGAGACTAGGAAGTTGAGATATAAGGTTTGTGCAGTTATTAAATATAACAAGGCGTGGTTCATCGGTATGTTCATCGACTTGGAGTCTTCTGTGTAATTCGTTTTTTCCTGCAACTCTACTTCCTCTGCTTCTATCTGATGGTCGCCACTTACAACCTCTTACTATCATCTGCTCTGCTAGGCTAGGGCCAGTGTCGCCCCTTTTGTGCCATAGTGAACTATCTAAAACTCCGTATTGTATCGTACCGTCTTCAGCTTCTAAGTCTAGTATTCTGTCGGCTAAGTCTACAGCTAACACTTTTGACACCTGTAGTTCTCTGTATACGACAAGCTGTTCGGCAGGTGATACGGCTATCCATACTACAGCAGAGTAACTTCCATAACCATAGTCACACGCTCTAAACTTTCTCCAACTTCCCGGTATCTTGAACGGCTCTACTACATGCTTTGTTCTGTCAAACTCAGGAAACGCTGCACCTTCAGCTACATCCCAATTACCTTCTAGCAGTTGCTTCCTTTGATGCTCAGGTAGAGACAGTAGCATTGCCTCGTAGTCACCTGACTCAGCTAGATAAGGGTTGTCAAACAAATTAGCAGGTATGAAGCGTCTTCTAAAAAGAGGTTGCCCCTCTCTGCTATGCCCTTGTGGAAATGTAATAACATTACCTGACTCTAACTCCGTTGCCCAAAAAGAACTGTTGGGAGGTGAGGGATCTACAAACATCTTTTTAACCCACTGATGTCCTGCTCCCCCAGGGTTTGTCGTTGCTCTCATGTACAGCCCTAACGATTGATCTGCACTTCTAAGTCGTGAACGCATATAGTCCCAAGCATAGGGTGTCGCCCACTGTGTAAGTTCGTCAAAGCCTATCCAATTAAATGCCTGACCTTGGTAACGCATTACATCTAGGTCACGGTCTAGATAGGACATCCACAGTCTGCCCCCCTTAGGACTCACCCACTGTGACTTTCGTTCTGACCACTTAATCCCAGGAATAGCTTTTGGGTATAGCTCCTGAGACTTCTGTATCAGTTCTCTTAACTCTTCAGTCGTGTGTCGAACCAACAGTCCACTGAAGTTAGGATTGTTTAGTCCTCTCAGTGGGTCAGCTAACATGGCAAATGATTTACCACCACCTGCTGCACCACCGTATAACACCTCTCGTTCTGAGGAGGCTAAGAAATCTGTTTGAGGTCCTTCATTTGGTCGGAACAATACGTCTTGTTCTTGAACCTCTTGTGGTTTTATCTTTATCTCAGGCAGTTGTTCCTGCTGTTGTGTAACTACCTGTTCTACTTGTTTCGGCTTTCTCGATTTCTTGGAGCGTCTTTTTGAGCCTTCTGGCAAGCTCCCTCTTAATCGTAGTTGATTTTTTACGTCTTCGCTCAACCTGTATTCTCTTCTTTAATCCTGCATGTGAGATGTAGCGTCCTGTTTCTTTACTGAGCCACGTTGCTACTTCTCTGTAACTGTACTGTTGTAGATGCCTCTTTGCCTGTTCTAGTGCATCAAGTTCGTCTTTTATTGGCAGTAGAAAGTCTGCATCATCAGGATCTACCTCGTAGCCAAAGGGTATTGTTCTTGCAACTCTAGGTATTCTGCTCCACTCTTTAACTTCTACATCAGGTTTTGGAAGCGTCCAATATCCTAGATCAGTGTTATTCATTCGTTCCTTCTTTAGCAGGAAGAACAAACAATCCCCCTGAAGACTCTACATTAACCTTCTCCGTTTTAATTAGTCCTGCTCTATCCAACAAATCTTTAGCTGCTGTCATCTTATCTCGTATGCCTAGCTCTGTAGGATCAACAAGAGCATTACCCATTGCCATTGCAGCTTTTGGTGCAACGTAAGCCATATACTCTTTTGTTGCCTCCATTATCTCATCCTTCAACGGCTTGACAACTTCTGACAATCTTGTTTCGTCAGAGTATCCTGCCATCTTTTTGGCTAGTCGTGCGTCACCACCTGCCTCATCAAACAGAGCAGCTAAAAACTTTTGTTGTTTTTCAGTCAGATTTTTTGTCATCTTTTTCCTTTATAACCTCTTCTACCCATGCACCGTTGTCGCCTGTCTTTTCACAATACTCACATCTATCATCTTCGATGTGATGCCCACAAACTTCACAGGTAGGCTCGTACAGCACTAGGTATTTTCTCCTCGTTTGCCGCCCTGCTCCATAAACATTTCAACAGTTTCTTCAGGTACGCATATGAGTTGCTCAGGTGGTCTATTACCAAACTCTTTAACTAAAGCATTAGCAATTTTAAAAGGATGATCTCCTATAAATTTTTGACACATATTTGCATTATGAAAATGTCCGTGATCTAGTGGGTGTTGAAATATAAATATATCTTTTGTTCCGTCTGTATATACGCCAGACATTATTGCCACTATGAACCATGCTTTTACCACCATTACTTTACTTTCCTGTACGCTCGTGTTTTCTTTGCGATGCCCTTTGGCTGTTTGACGAATTGCTTACCTGCCTTTGTGCCTTTTCTTTTAGCTCTAGTTGTCGCTGCGTACTCTTGGGGTGATAGAGCCTTGATTGCAGCTTCAGGAAGATAGCGTTCCCCAGTTTTGCTACTGGGCTTACCACTCTTTGTTCTCCATTTTTGCTTTGACCATGCCTTTAAACTACGTTGACTTTTTGCGAGTGCCATTATCTGTACCCACCACCCTTAGCTTTGTACTGTTTGGCAAGCATCTGCGCCTTTCTAGCACTCCACTGACCTGGCTTACCACCAGAAGAACCTGCCTTTATTCGATTAAACAAGTTCTTTCGCATAGTAGGCTTGGTGTAGTTTCCTGCCTTGTTTACGGTAGACTTAGCCATAGTGACTAGCCTTTCATTATTTTATAGCCCTTGGCTTTCGCTGCGGCTCTGAGTTGAGGAACAGTCATGCCACCTGCTGCGTAGCCTTTTTTCATGCCACCACGAGCCATGCCCTTTTTCTTCATCATGCCACCTTTGTTCATCTTGCCCTTGCCGTCCATAGCGAAAGCAGGAATCATCTTGCCTGTCTTTGGGTCTTTAGCCATTGGCATCTTTGCGCCGCCTCGTGCCATACCCTTCTTTTTCATAGCACCACCTCGTGCCATTCCTTTTTTCTTCATCGGTTTTTTCTTCATTACCATTTTATTTCTCCTTAGAATATAGATTGTTAAAGACTCGTTGAGTATCCCAAACGTACTCAGTCTCTTGTTTTGAATGGAACGTCCTTTGGCTAGGCTTAAAGTCTGGCGCTCCCTCTCCTGTCTCAAACCATGCAGGGTGTGTTACTCGTACTCGATTGTTCGGTAACGCAACGATGTTACCTGTATACTCCCCTGCTTCCATCAACTCAAGCACATGACTTTGTTTGTGTTGAGCAGGGTCGTCAGCTATCTCACTGTCCGTATAATCTACAGTGAAATAATACTTAGCAGGGTAGAACTCTCCATCTATCTTGGCTATCCAAGGAGCAGGAGTAGCTCTATTCAAAACGTAGACCGAATGTTCGTGGGACATACAATCCCAAGGTTGTGCTACGTATGGTGGTAACTCTTGCGGCCATTGCTCGTAAGGTGTGTCACCAACCAATGCTGTGATGGGCATCCTAGCCCACATTGCTCCACCGTGTACGTTTTCTTCTTCTGTGTCGTCTGTCTCGCAGCCTGTAAATATCACCTGAAAACTTAGTGATCTGTTCGGCATGCTCGTCACGGCTATTACCATTGCGTGTAAGAACTCTCCATGATACTGTTCAAAATTACACGTATATTCTCTTCTTACCCATGCCTTGAAGTATGGGATGTTACTCTGTAAAAACGCCACTCGTTACCCTTTTTTCTTTTTCTTCTCTCCGATAGCAATCATAACGATAAAGTTAGGCTTTTTATTCTTGCCTCGCATTAGTTTACCCTTATTTGCTCTCTCTACTCCCTTGATTGTACCTTTATTGCGTGAAGCATAGAAGACTTTCTCGCCCTCTTTCTTGCCATACTGCCCTTTCATGGACTTCATTATCTTTCTGCCCTTGGTTGTTAGTGGCATAGCCTCACCATTTTACCTTATCTGCCCAATATGCTGCCGACATTGGACCTCTTGCAATGTTTTTAGCATGTCGTGCCTTAAAACTCTTGCGTTTGTTCTTCATTGTCTGCGATTCGCCCTTCTTTGGCGCTCCTGCCGTACCTTTTACCTGCCCAACCTTCTTGCCTTGCTGACCAAATCGTATAGTTTTGATCTTGTCCCCTGATTTAGCTACTACTATGTGCGATTTTGTAGGATGTCCGGGTGTTCTCTTGGCTTTATTGAACCCTGCCACTCCTGCTCTAGCTAATCTTGGGTCTTTCTTGGTCATCTTTTCTTAAACTCATAGGTAAATTTGAGTCCAAACCCACCCTTTTTTACATCAGGACGGAGCTTACCTCCCTTTACGTTAAAGTGTGGGTCAGTTATGCCCCCACCAAACGACTTTTTGACACCCTCAACAAAGTTTAAGAACCTATTGCTCTTCTCTACCTTGCCTGACTTCTTATCTTCAGACATAAATGCAGGTCTTTTAGCAGGAATCTTTACTTGTTTGGGTGCGCCAGTTTTCATATTAGTTCAATTCAAAGTGTGGTCCATCAATAAATGGTCTTCGCCCTTGACTCCTACGTAAATCTACGTAAGC